AGTCGATAATGCTCTTGTGCCAAATCCATATATCGGCCATTGGATTGACCAAGCGAGCTGTGGAAGTCACGCCAAATCAAATAAAGCGTAAAATGTCGGTGAGCGTCAAAGAACACCTCGCTTGACAAAATCAAATATTCATAGCCGCCGGCCTCAATGCGCAAGCGCCTCATCATTTGCCACCAAGCATCATCTATGTATTGTTGATAGCTCGCAAGTGTGCTCGGTCTCAAGTCGGCGAGGTCGGAATATATCGCGGTGAGGTCGCCGTCGTATACGGTTGGATAGAGCCGCCGGCGTACAACCGCGGCCATGCGGCGAAAAGTATGCTCGTGGTCACTGTGTTGGTCAAGCACAAGCGCCCACTCTTCAATATAGCCCTCACCAAATGGCAAATCGCTTGATAGTGTCGCCGCGCTCACATTGTATGAGCTCACATTGCCGCTCACCGTCACTGTGACGGCATCAAGCAGCTTGGTGCCATCCGGCTTGATGAGCGTATAGGTGCCGCTTATCACATGCACCTTACCACCATCTCGATATATCGTTATCTCGGTCTCGTTGGTCTTTTGACGCTCAAACAGCTGCACAACCTTGGTGTCGGTTGCATATGGTGTGTATTCAATGCCCACTAACGGCCTCCTTTGCGTTTAACCGCCTCAATCATGCGCTGCTTGACCTCGTCATGCGTCACACGCGTGTTGCCTTGCTTGCGCATTTCCTCAAGCATTTTGCCGGCGGCTCTGTTCATCGCATCGCGGTCATTTGATGGCATAAGCCTCAAGTCCTTTGGCGATGATGGCGTCAATCTCTTTTTGCATCAAGTCGGCCTCTTGTCTCATCGACTCGAGCCGCGCGGCTAGCTCTGGAATATGCTGCTGTCTAATATAGCGCTCAAAGCCTCGGCGCTTTGAGATGACATAGCGCCGCAAGATGTTTGGATGCGGCATCTTGATTGTGCCATTGAGCAAAAGCTCGAGGCGCCACAAGTTGAATTCATCGCGATTGAAGGTGGTTACCATTTGGCCGGCGATGTTCTCAAGTTGGTTGAATTTGCTGTCATAGTACTTGCCACCGCGACAAGGATAAACGCGCATATAGTCGTGGTTTTGTGGCAAGAGTATTGTCCAACCGTCACGCGTGAGCGCTGCTTGTCGGTTGGTGCTGTCAGCGTGTCGGCCATTTGAGCGTATGCCGTTCACACCGGCGCGCTCGCGCTCCATGTCAACCGTTGGCAACCATCGCCAAACGACTTGCGCATCTTTGCTTTTGCCTTTTGGCTCGAGCTCAAACTTCACAAAATCCCAATTGCGAGGATTGTGCTTATAAAAAAATGTTTCATTTGGTCGCACTGGCAATGTCACCGTTGGTGCGCTTTGTTGTTGCCATGGTTGTGCTATTGTTGTGTAATCCATAAGTTTTGCGGGTCCTTTTTTAAAGAGCGCAAGCAAGTCATTGAGGTGAAGGAAAAGACCACATAAACCCAAATCTCAATGACCGCTTGCACAATAAATGCGGTCTTTAAAGTGTGTTAGTCAACTGAGCGCAAACGCACGCCGCGATTGTCGTCAATTACTGCCATACCGAGATATGCGTGGCCAACCACTGAGGTTGAGGCGCTTGCGGGGTCGCGGTCAAGCTCGACAACAATCGGACCCATGTTCATTGCATCAACTGAACCAGGAAGAGCAGAAGGCACGCCGTCAGCATAAGCAATGGCACCAACGCCAAAGAGAGCGCCGAGGCGGTCTGTTCCATCAGTGTTGACAAATGATGAGCTGTGAAGGTCAACATTAAGGAAACGGCCAACATAGCCGGGCCCTTTCATGCCGATTGCCTCGAGGGTCGCGGGGCTGTAAGCAAAGATTGAGTTGCTCTCATTGCGTAAGCTGTCTTGTAGCTCGGTGAGCTGCTTTGGATGCAAGATAGCCGCGTAAGGCCCTGGCACACCGCGGTTGCTGTCGGCTTGCTCAAGTTGGAAAATACCGGCAAGCATTGTGTCAACATCAAAGATAACACCGCTTGTGCCAACCACTGAAGTAAAGTCATCAATGGTGTCACCGGTGAGCTCTGCGAAATAAGCCTCGTATGAGCCGGCCATTGATTGAGCCAAGCGCATAACATCGATGTCATTGGCGCCCATGCCAGTCATTGAGGCAAGGTCGGTGATTTGGTACTTGAGACCGGCGCGAGAGACAACAATATCAACATGTGAGTCGGTGAGCGCGGTGTTTGAAAGTGAGTCATCTTCATTGGCGACCGCACTGAATACATCGCGGCCATCAAGTCCGGCTTTGCGCACGCGGATTGTATCGGAACCAACGCCCGCGATTGAGCCGGCGTAATCGATGAAGGGAGAATTGCGCAAGTTTGCGGTGTCGGTAAGCAAAAGTTTGATTTCCATGCTCAAGATTTGTGCGAGGCGTAAGTCACCGACCAAGCCGATTGACGAGGCGCCGTTGTTAAACGAGATACCGTTTGAAATAGCCATTGTAAGGCTCCTGTAATGTAAGGTTTATTGAGTGATTGACGGGTTATTCTGCTTTTACCGGTGCGACCGTACCCAATAAAGAGAGCGCACACGCCATCGGTGAGCTCTACAAAGGTTTTATATCACGAAATTAAAAGTTTTCGCCACTTAAGATTAAAATCCCAACCGGTGACGCTGCCATCACTGCTCAAAGCGACTTGGAAAGCAACGCCCATTTTGATGGTCTCACTTGTGCTCGTGGTCTTAGTATTAAGACCGTCACTAACTTGGCTAATTGTACCAAGCATAGCATAATCATCATATCCCTCGTCATCGCGATAAATGGCACCGTTCCAATCCACTTGCGAAATTGCTAGCTCGGTTGAGGTTAAGTAACTTTTGCCAAAAGTCGCCGTCATTTGCAAGTTTTGAAAGCGATACCCAAAAGCATACGAGACACCCTGTGGCGCTGTGGTTGTGCCTTGCGTGCGCATGATGCGTGTTTGATTGTAGTAACCGTCATTATTTGTGGCGCTTAAATTTGGCCGACATTGAAGGCCATGGCCATAATAAACCATATCGCCAGAAATAAACGGCGGCCCATCAAAACCGCACCATAGCATAACAGTTTGCGGCCGAGCTGTGTCAGTGTAATAGATTGAGGAACTATCAACACCGGCCGGCTCAAATTCTAGTTGTATGACACCGTTGGTGCCTTCACCGGTGCCAAGCGTTGAGAGCTTAATGCCGGTGTCAAATGTAAGAATACCACATTCCGCCATTCTCGTTGTATTTGATACGCCGCCAATGTCCGCGCCAATGTTGATGCGGTGTGCGTACCCTTCCACACTGCTCGCGGCGAGGTTGAAGGTCGTATAACTTTGCGCATTTGTTGTCAAGTCGCCACTGGCGATGTCAATCCAATCACTACCGCCGGCCGCGCCTCCACCGCCAACGGGAAATTTAAACTGTGCCATTGTTACGCTCGCTCAAGTACGATTGAAATATCAGCTGTTCCGGTTTGAGCTGCAACGGCTACATTTGAGACGCGGTCGCCGGCGCTATGGCCGAGCTCAAGCTCAAGCAAATTGTCAGCGGGTACGCTCAATTTGTCGGTTGGCATCGCGGCGCCATCGCTCACACTGCTTGTGGCAATGTATATGGCGGCACTACTTCCAACGGATAATTTGAGCTTGCCTGGCGGCAAAATTATCTCTTGTTGTGTTGTGCCAACGGTTGAGACCACTTTGATGAGCGGATATGTGTCGGTTGCGGTTAAATCTACAGCTGCCATTGCTAGACTCCATGTTTGTTGCGGTTGCGATATGCGGCAATTACATTGTCGCGGTTTTGTTTGTAGAATTCAAAATCATTGAGACCTCGTGAGAGCACATCATCAACGCGCACCGGTGCGCTTTGTGCGTTGGTGTTCATCGCCGGTGGCGTTGGCATGGCTTGAGGTTGAGCCGGTGTGGCTTGTGTCATTTGTCGGCCAAGGGCTTGCACTTGTGCCGCGTCAGTGGCTTGAGGTTGAGCCGGTGCGATGGCTTGCAAGTGAGGCCGCAAAAGCGCCGGTGCTTGGTCCGGTGCGCTCACACACTCATCAAGCCAATCACCAAGGCTCATGAGGTCCTTTTTGGCTCTGCCGCTCATCGCTCGCTCGTATTGCCATTCAACGGCATCAAGCATATCTTTGTCGGTGAGACCGTACTTGGCGATTGTGCTGTGACGCTCATATCTTGCGTTGGCTTGAGCAAGTTGTGCTTGTGCTTGCTCAAGTTGACTAGCAAGCGCGTCAATGCTACCGCGACTAGCGCTCGCCTCATCAAGTGCGCTTTGTAGCTCTGTCGCTCGTTGCTCGGCCTCCGCTGCTTTGTGCGCAATTTTTTGTATGCGTGATTGTATCGCGCTCTCCATATCTGATTTGAGCACATAAACCGCGCCCTCATGCTCGATTGTTTTCATGGTCTTTTTGTCTCCTATAGGAATTCAGCCCGCTCGCGGCGGATTTGTCGTAATAAATCGGCGGCACCTTGCATGTCGAGGTCCGGATTGAGCTCTTGCACCGCCATGATTGGCGATATGAGACCGGCCTTTAACTTTTCGATGATGTCCTCGCGTTGTGCCTTCAGCTCATCTGGTGACATGCCAACGCTTTGATACATGATGCGATAGCCACTCTCGGGCAATGATGTGCCGAGGTATCGGTTGGCCAATGCCGCGCTCTTGCCAAGCAGCTCCTCATCGCCAATGCGTTGAGTCGGTGCATGTTTGCGTTGAGCTGCTCTTTGGCCGGCCTTGTCAATCCTCAAAGCATAGCCGCTGCGAGGGTCGGCATTTTTGCGCGTGATGCTATCCGGTGAGACACCGGCGCTCGTGGCTACGCGTACCTCATGTTTTGTGATGGCCTCAAGCAAGTCATTTGGGCTCACTGGCGGCTCAA